GGTCTGTTTCAAGTTGTTTCTTTTCTTCTTCAAACTCCTGACGTACTTCATCTAACTTGGACAAATCAACTGCAAAGCCACGCTGGTAAATACGTGCAAGTGAAACACAAACCTGATTTGTAAGCACTACAGTATTCATCAAGCCACTATCTGGTACAGTGTTTAGGCGATAGAACAGCTTATCAGCAAGCTGCTGTGTAGCACGAAGGTCAGCAGATAAGTACTCCGACAACTCAGCATGTGGTATGTCACGAGTGCTGTATCCTTTCTTGAAGTACTCTTTTAATGTGTCCTGCTTTTTTGTGTCTAACTCATATCGTTCTGCACAAGCCTCAAGTGACAGTGGCTCTTTAATACCACGCTGTAGCACATACTCTGCCAACATTGTATCAAAGACTGCACCATCATACTTAAAGCCAGACTCCCATAGCCACATCAAATCATAAGCAGCGTTATGGCAGATGATGACCGTAGCTTTGTCTAACCACTCCTGAACAACAGTATGTCCAAAGTCGTCAGCCTCCACCTCACTGTGGTCAAACGTAACAATTCGCTCAACACCTTGATCGTTAAGCATACCAACCATAGTCAATGAGTTCTCTGGCTCAAATGGATCAAGGTGCATCTTACCATCACGCTTGGTGACTGTATTTTCTACATCAATTGTTAGTTTCATATCTACTCATCCTTACTGTTTTAGTTCTATCTAGTGGTATCTGATAAAACAATTCACCAGATGAAACATATTTATTCGGCACTTCAACTGGATGCAAATCTTTTACGTCATCTGACTTAAACATCATAGCACAAGACAATTCGTTGTTCCATATGAAAAACAAAGTTGGCTTTGTAAAAAACTTACTCTTTCTTTCAGGTAGTTGTAAACTGTCAAACGGAAAAGTATCACCACGCCAAACTGTCTTTACCTCACATTCGACAAAAAACTTACCCTTGCTTCCTTCTGCAATTAGGTCTTGTCCATACTCATTCGGATTCTCCCAAACCTCATATCCTTTTATTTGCATAAACTCCATAGTTCTCATTCTTGCTTTTTTATCATGCTCTTTGTGTAGCGTTCTGTCAAACTTTTTTCTCATACTGTATACCTCGCTGTCTGATATTCAAGTTCACAGTGTACCACACCATGCCAACCTGTCAACTTATTCTTTACAATATTCAAGTGACGTTGTGTATCTTCTTCATCCTGATTGTCTACTGGTGGGTTCTTAGCAATCAGGATCATAAGGTCAGCTTCAGCAGCTTTACCTGTACGTGAGCCTTCCATCATAGACTGGTTAAGCAATACCTTGCCTTCAGCATCAGCAGATAGCTGTGACATATAAAACATTGCACACTCATGCTGCTTGGCAATCATACGTGCATGAACAGCGTTAGCCTTAAGTGCTTCATCTGTACGAGCAAAGCCACCTGTCTTGGCAAACTTATCACCCATGTCTAGCAATACAATATCAGGCTTGTACGACTTGCACACGCTCTCTACCCAATTCATGTCACGGCCTGTTGCATCTTTAATCTTAATGCGTTCCTTAACAGGTGCATATAACTCACGTGCTTTAGCTGGATTGTCTTTAATCTCACGCATAGTCATGCCAGTTGCAGCAGTAAGGTATCTAGCACCTACACGATGATAGCCTTCTTCATTACACAGGATGATGCAGTTAGCACCTTGATGTGCAAAGCCACCCGGAGCAGCAATTAAGCTGGCATGAAAGGATGTCTTACCTGTGTTGGGTCTAGCACCTACCTCAATCAAGTGTCCAGCATTAACACCTTCTACCTTACGTGTAAGGCTTGCAATGTTGAACGTCCAACGTGCTTCTAGGTCATTGCGTGATAGTAGTGTTTCAATGTCGATGTCATCCCACTCTACATTTAGGTTGGGGGTGAAGTCATCACCATACTGCTCAAGTAACATACGCAATGGATCAAGACTAGACTTATCACCATTCACATAGTCAAAGCCAAGATTGGCAATGTCTTCGCCAACAACCTGCTGGAACAGTTTAGATAACACCTCTTGTGCTACGTCACTGCCCATTGGCTGCTCTTGCTTAATCTTATGAAACAAAGAAGAGTACGCCTGCTTCTGTGCTGTCGTCATTGTTGGGTTGTTTGAAATAAACAGAGCCTCAATCTCATCAGGTGTTACAGTACGCTCATAACGATCCATAGCTGTATCAATAGCCTGTTTGATTTTACGCACATCCTTGCTGAACAATCTGTCAGGGCAACGTGCGCCACGATGGTCATCATAAAATGACCTATCCATTAAACTTCTAATCAGTGATAATTCCATATAAATTCTCCATATCTGTCGGGTTACGATATTTCAAGTCATCTTTTAGTTTGAGTACACGAACATCGTTCACGTGTCCTCGTAATTCCTTTGCCATCTGTAACGTCTTAGGTAGCGCATCGGGGTCTAACGCTATGATGGCTGTTGAGAACTGTGCGAGATACCCTTTATGCGATTCTTGCAAAGATGTTCCAAGAAGCGCAACCCCGACAAAGGAACCGTAACCAACAACGGCTGCACTCACACAGTCCTCAACAACTACTGCGACATTACCACAACCATACGTGTATGGCAAGCCACTATTTCCATATCTTTTCCATTTAGGTAAACGCTTACCAATCGCACGACCAGTAGCATCTACAATTTTACCATCATGTACAACAGGGAAAACTATTCTGTCTTCTTTCACATCGTACATGACACCTACTTCATCGGGATCAAGCTTATACTGAAAACAAAAGTTTAATACAGTACGCTTATCTCTGTGAGGTATAATGTAACTAGGCAGTTCAAATGTCTGCGTAGCAAACTGTTCTGCACCACCAAACCCAGCACGTATATCATCCATAGATAGATGCACTCTAGTGCCACCCTTGATATTACAAGATGCTTTATAGCAGTTCCATACAAGAGAACCCATATTGTTGGTCACTGTGAATGTACGATAGCCACCACAGTTAGGACAATCTATCCTCTTTGTAGTTCCATTTGTAATATCCATATCACTTACAATGTTATATATATTATTCATATATTATCACTTTCCTTTGCGGCACTTGCTATGCTTATACCATGTGTTTTTCTAGCTGTCAATGCACTATCTGCACTTTGTAGTGTATTTTTTAAGTATGGTTTTACTGAAGATGGATTAGCATGTCCTGTAACCGACATAATTTGTGCCATACCGACACCTGCCTCTACCATTTCAGTTGTACCAGTCCTTCGTAAATCAGATAGCCTTAATTCATTTGACAATCCTGCTGCATCCATAATCTTACGGCTATGTAACGGCAGTTTGTATAAGCTGTAAGGTATAAACTTACCATCAATAGGCTTTGGTCTAGGTGCAACATATTGCTGAAAGCCAAAGTCCTGCTCTTGCTGCTTCAACATCTCAAATAAATCATCCTCAATGGGCAAATGTACCTCTGCTTTACGCTTAGATTGCTCAATGTACACAGTCTGTGCATCAAAGTCGATGGCATCCCATGTAAGCAGACGCATATCACCTAGTCTTTGACACCATTCATAGGCCATGTGAGCAATCAAACCGATGTTACGGCTGCTAAAATCGCCGTAGGCGGCGTTTAGGAACTTCTGTACATCCTCCCTACCCCAAACAACCTTACGCCTGTCAGCGGCTCGTTTACGCACGTTAGCGAAAGGATTGATTACACACATCTCCATACGCAATCCGTGATTGAAGACAATGCGAGTTACTGACAGCAGGTGATTGGCTATTGAAATACCACGTTCACACCAGTCATTATATGCAATCTTAGCAACACGAGTTGGCATGTCGGTGTAATTGTATTGGCAGAGGGGCTTGCCCTCTACCTCAGTGTTTAGCATTACGTTTAACAGATACTTATAGTGTGCTTTAGTTTCATCACGTAAGTTCCTGTAATCGTAGGAAGAATAGTAGTTGTCTACTAACGATGTTAATCTCTGTGTCCGTACCATTCTACATTACCCCCGCTTAATATTATACATCCCATTGGATCAATATCACAATTAGGATAGCTAGGACAACCAAGATGCATATCATCATCATCCTCACCATACTCCCACACATCTACTGCAGTCACATCACACAAATCAATGCTGGCATTTGCCTTCAGCAATTTGTCTATCTGAGCCAATGCTGCCTCTTCAGAAACAGCATCGGTATCATATGACATACAACCATCACACCAGTTTGGTGCGAACTCAATAACATATCTCTTTAATGTCATGCTGCAATCGCCTGAAACTGTGGTGAATCAATCCACTTGGCAACTTCCTGTTCTCTTGCCCACATGGACTGTGCTTCAGTGTCATTGCCAGTGTTACGAAGGTTGAACCCATTACGCTCATCGGCATAGCTGGCATAGTTTGTGAAGGCAGAATACAATGCCCAAACATTACGTCCACGTGTGCTAACCTCTTGATTATAAAGGGTAAACATCTTCTCTGACTTGCGTTCAGATTTGACTACAGCCTCAAGCAAAGACTTCACATCAACAGTCATAAGACTTGTGTTAGCCCAACGCTGGAACTTGTCAGCAGTTTCATAAAAGTCTGTGACAGATGACTGCAACTCTTGAATGAACTTATCCAAGCTGAAGTTGCTAGTGTTCTTACGCTTGATCTTGTCATAATCACCAGTGACCATTCCATTTGTACAGAAGAAGTCGATAGCACCGAAGAAGACCATGTTGCTGCATGAACCATCAATGCCATGCAAGGCAATCAGGCGAGGTGCAATGGTTGTGCTGTGCTTGTCTGTAGTGATCTTACGCAGGACGTTAGGCATAGTCATGTCCATCATAACCCATGCATTGTTACGTGCAGTCTTGTAGTTGATGTTCATGTTGTCACAGAACTCCGCACCAAGATGCTCAGACACAGCGTTGTGTGCTTGGGTGAAGAAGTCGCCATGTGAGGCACAGTTAAAGCCGTTGCCTACAATGCCAATGTAGTCACCTGTACTGCCGTTGATAACATACTTTGACTTGTCAAACTTAGTTGGCTCAAAGACCACAGGGAAGTTGATGTGATCTGGTAGTAGTGTTTCGGGTGTAAAATCTAAGGGCATGATAATTCTCCTTTCATAGAGTCAATTGATATTCTTTTATATCAGTAAACTTTCACAAAGTAAAGATGGCTAGTACAACAAATATTACTATTCCTATTATAATATCCATTCTAATAGTTCCAGTATTTTACTTCAACATTGTCATCGACAAGTAACCGCCTTAACGTGTACCATGCCTGATCCATGTTGCGTAAGTCATCGTAGCTAATCTCACACAAGTCAGATACTGATTGTCTGATAGGCACAAAGGCCTTCAGCATATCTAGTACAGCCTGTTGTTGTTTAGCTGTCATGCTTTTCCATGTGGCAGCAGCCTGTTCTTGGTTGATTTCCCATTCGGTCTTTGTTTTTTTCTTTGTCATTCCTATTCTCCTTTCACTTGTTTAGTCCGAAAAAACCTATTTCTAGAAGGGTCACTATTCATATACTTACGAGCGTAGTATGCTCTGTGATTGTTAGATAACTTAAAAGGAACATCACTAACTGTTTCTATGTCTGTATGCCACCTTATCCTTTCAAATATAGCATTTACACTATACACATTGCGACCAGAGTTCTTTGCTTCATCGGCAAACTTAACAAACAAATCCCACACATGTGGATTATTTGCATCAAACTCATTAAACTTTTCTTCAAGTACATTCATATCTATTCTCCTTTATATTAGTATTAACAATAGTGGTATTACAGTTATCCATAACAACAACTCCATCTTCATTCTCCTTTCATCCATTGTGGCATCTCACGGCCTTTGTTATATCGTGCAAATTTTGATTTGTCAACCTTGTAGAAGGCACGGTAAGCCATGATAGGCCAACGTTCATCTGTCTTCAGGTCATCATGACCGCTGAAGCATTGTGGGTGCGGGGTAAGGCCAACAGCACCTTCACCTGTTGTGTTTGGTATGTGCTTGATGCCGTGATACAACGCAGCTTTGTGTTTACCTGCGCCATGTTCCTTGCCATAGCGGTGTGTGTATTCACGCAGCATAGCATCATACAATGTGTATGCAAACTGGTAGTTAGCTTGTGTTTCCATAGCCCACAGTGTGCATGGATGCTTCTGATGCACAGGCTTGTACAAACCTTTAGCTTCTGCGTACTTAGGTGCATGATGCCACAGGCTAGTGCATAGCATCTGCGCTTCTTCCAATGGCATCTTGACAATGTGTTGGTCACATAGCTGCTTGGCTATGGCATCCGGGTGATGGTCAATTAGAAATCTATTCACTGCAATTCTCCATGTACCATGTCTTGAACTTGTGATAAGCCAGTATCTTGTAGGCTTCTAGGTCAAGGGTTTCCCATTCCTTGAGGTCAAGTCCCTCATATCTAAAGCGACTTTCCATCTCTCCATCCAGCATCACCATCAAAGCATTGGCCTCTGTAGGTGTTAGCTGTAGCCATATTGTCTTTTCTTTAGCCATTGTCAATCTCCTTTACCATTCCACAGGGTAGAACACTTCTACCATGCTATCACACTTAGGGCAAGTCAGTATCGTGACCATGCTAAACTCATCACCACGATGGTCATCGGGGTTGATGTCATGGTCATTGCCCCAGATTAGTTCTGTATCTTTACAGTGCCAGCAGTTCATGTGTCAATCTCCTCATCTACTAAAGATATATCTCGCACCATAGATGACACACACTTCATGTCTTTGTCTATGTACTTGAACATATCATCTTCGCTATTGCATAGGTCTATTGCTCGTTTGTATGCAGTAATCTGTGCTTGGCGCATATCAGGTGCATCCACTTCGTATGTGAGTAGTAATTCGACTATGTATTTCATCGCCTCACTCCCATTACCCAATCCTCTGCGGTATCCTCTGCGTATTGTTGTGAGCGTCCAAGCAGAATAAGTTCCTCTACAATAGCACCATCCTGTATTAGCACAAGGGTGTAGCTGCCATTAGGTTCCTTGAACACACACGACT